GGATCTGGTATCTCTGGCTATAGTGGTGGCACTGGTTCAATTGGTGCATCTGGCTACAGTGGTATCTCTGGCTACAGTGGTATCTCTGGCTACAGTGGTGGCACTGGTTCAAACGGTGCATCTGGCTACAGTGGTATCTCTGGCTACAGTGGTATTTCTGGCTACAGTGGTATTTCTGGCTACAGTGGTCGATCTGGATATAGTGGTATAGATGGTGCGTCCGGTATCTCTGGCTACAGTGGTCGATCTGGATATAGCGGAACTAACGGCACAAACGGAACATCTGGATTTTCTGGTTGGTCCGGAATATCTGGCTACTCTGGTATCAGCGGAGCAACAGGACCAACAACATACCCAGCCTCTGGTGTAGCAGTATCTACAGGCTCTGCGTGGGGAACATCACTTGGGTATTCTAATAGTGCTGGAGCAAATACATTAGTTCAACGTGATCCAAGCGGCTATATATTTAACAACTATTTTAATTCTACTGATGATGTAAGTGGTGGAAGCATTAGCTATGTAACGGCTAAATTTGGGGATAATTATTTAAGGTCTGCGTCAGCCGCCAAAGTAGCTACCTTTATCAGCGGTCAGTCAATGGATATTGCTGGCAATGCTTCTACTGCTACAACTGCTACAAATCAATCGGGTGGCACAGTAAATGCTACAACTGGAACTTTTAGCGGTCTTGGGTTGTTTAATGGTGGAACAATACAAGTTGGTTCAAGTGCTGGCGTATATCGCCAGTTTAGATATGACGGAACAATGTCGCCAGATGGTTCGAATTTTTATACCATTATTAACTCTAGTAACATCGGAAGTCAGTCAGTAAATTACGCAACTTCTTCTGGCACAGCTTCTCTTGCCAATGGAGTAAATCAATATCCAAATAGAACAGACTCAGCTTGGTATCAAATAAATTGGAATAACGCTGCTAGTGGAGATAAAAATTTATATTCAAGCGGAAATATTTTATTGCGTTCTAGTGGTTATGGGGCAATTGGGTTTAATGGTAGTGCGTGGTATATAGAAGGAAATGGCTCATACGGGCTATACAGCAATACAGGACTATATGCCGCTGGCGGTTTATGGGATGCTGGCAATAGAGTATATAGTGCTGGAAACCCACAAGTTGATATTAGTGGTAATTCTGGCAATACAAGCTCTGTTAGTAATGCAACAGGCGGTAACTATACATGGACAGGAGTCCAATATTTTTTATCAAATGGTGATACTGGCAGCTCTTATGGTGTTCCATTAGAAGCATTTTCAAACAATGGTTCTGGCGCAATTATGAACTTCCATCGTGGTGGCGCTTATGCTGTTAACTTTGGATTAGACTCTGATAACGTAATGCGGTTAGGCGGTTGGTCTGCAGCTGGAAGCCGTTGGACTTGTGATATGAGTGGAAACGGTTCTTATGCTGGGCTTGTATCCGCTGTTTCCCCAGGTGGTGGAAGTGGTGCTGTAATGGTTAACCAAGATTATCGTATTGGTCGTTGGGTTGTAGGTAGTGGTTATTTTGAAGTTTTGATTGACGGCAGTGCTTATGGCGTTAGTTTTTTTAGCTCCGATGAAAATATTAAAAAGAACATTGCGCCAACAACGTATAACGCATTAAACACAATAAATCAAATTGAATTTAAAGAGTTTGACTATGATGAAACTAAATACCCTAATTCTGGTCATGTTAAATGCGGTGTTATAGCGCAGCAAATTCAAACTATTGATGCTAGTTTAATTGAACAAAAAGGAGACCACTTATCTCCTATATTAGACGAAATGGTATATGTCTCTCTTAAAGCTATTCAAGAAATGAATTTAACAATTCAAGCCCAACAAAAACAAATAGATGCATTAATAGCAAAAGTAGGACTATAAAATGGCAATTACATACACTTGGGTAGTTACGCAACTAGAAACAATAAACACACCTAATTTAGAAGATGTGGTGGTTGTAGCTACGTGGAAAAAAATAGGCACTGATGAAACTGGTGCAACTGGTACTTATATTGGGGCAACTCCATTTAAAGCTAGTTCTGTAGCTCCAGGAACTTTTGTTCCATTTGATGAATTAACCCAAGAGATTGTTGTTGGTTGGATTCAAGCCGTTGTAATTAATCAATATGCGGTATGGGTAGATGCCCAAATTGCCGCAGGTATAACGGGTACAGGAGTACAAACTCCACCATTGCCTTGGGTACCTCCAGAACCAACCCCAGTACCACCTCCAGCTTCAGTAGGCGACCCAGCCCTAACTCCAGTATACGGTAAAACTAAGGAATAAATAACATGGCAATTACATACACAAAAACAATAAACAGTCTTCAGTCTTATAAAGAAGTTGATGGTAATACAGATGTAGTGTTTACTATTAACTGGAATTTAAATGGCGATGATAATGGGGTAACAGCATTTACCCCTGGCACTACTACAGTCCCGTACATTGCTGGGCAACCATTTACCCCATTTGCTGACTTAACTGAAGCGCAAGTTTTAAACTGGATTGACATTTATACAACGCTAGTGGCTATGAACCAATATGAAAATATTGTTTCACAAAGCATTTTAGCAAAGCAGCAGCTAGTGTCTTTACCACCACCCTGGGATCCTGTTACACCAGTAGCTAAATAAAAAGGTCAGAATTTAGACTTTTTGCGTATTAGTAGTAGTAGAATGGGTAGTTTTTATGCCATTTTTTGCATTAGTATAAGTAATGATATAATATAAGTTCGTACGAACTTTAAAGGAAAACATGAAATATAGCGTTATAATACCCACTTACAACAATTGTGATAAGTATTTAAAGCCCTGTGTAGACTCGGTTATTAAGTACAGCAACATGGACGACGTTGAGCTGATTATCAGCGCAAACGGTTGCACAGACAACACCGAGGCTTATTTAAAATACCTGGTTACTGCGGTACCAAACATTAAGGTTATCTGGAACGACAAAGCCCTTGGGTACTCTGGAGCCAATAATGTGGCAATTAAAGAGGCCACAGCGGACAAGATTGTACTGCTAAATAACGACACGGTCCTACTAGAACAAAACACAAACCAATGGCTAGACATTTTAGACAAGCCATTTAGTCACCCAGAGTGCGGTATCTCTGGAATTATCAAGGGTAACTCTGAGCCAGCGGGCAGACCCTTTTTAGTATTTTTCTGTGTAATGATACACAAAAAAGTATTTGACACCATCGGCCTTCTAAACGAAGAGTATGGCGTTGGTGGGGGTGAGGACACCGAGTTCTGTATCGAGGCTGAGAAGGCCGGGTTTAAGGTACTAGAGGTATTTGAAAAGCTGTGGAACGGTGAGCAATACACTGGTGGTTTTCCAATCTACCACAGGGGTGAAGGCACCATGCACGACCCCAACTTGGTACAAGGCTGGGACAATATTTTTTTGGTTAACTCATTAAAGTTAGCCAAGAAGTACAACACAGAATGGTACCGCTGGAGACTATCAAATTTCTGGGAACGTGCAGTGTTCCTCAAGGGAGATACAGTCTACCCAAGAGAAGTAACAAGATACAACTGGGCAGCACAAAATTTGCTTGGTAATAAAATATTTGAACTAGGTTGCACCAACGGATATGGTAGACAGTTTTTTCCAGATGACATTGAGTACACTGGGCTTGACTATGATCCAATCATTGTAGAGGTAGCCAAGGAGCAAGGTTGGAACGGTACAAACAACACATTTGTTAGTGCCGATATTAACCAGTATGAATTGGGACAGTATGATACCATCGTTGCCTTTGAAGTCATTGAGCACCTTGATAATGGCTTAGAAATTGTTGAAAAGTTTAAGAAGCACTGCAAGCGTCTGTTGATTACAGTACCGATGAATGAGCCGCCAGGTTTCTGGGGACCACATCACAAGATACATGGTTTGAATGAGCGCCACTTTCCTGGCTTTGAGTTTAACTATATCAATGAGCAGGGTGAGATTACAGATGTGCCGCAAGACATCACACCTGAGAATCCTTGCAATTTGATGATCTGTAGGTGGACAGCTAGTGAATAAAGTACTTTGTTCCGTGGCAACACGGGGCAGGTACTTTACAACCCTGCCGCTAGTATTAAACGCCATTATCAATCAGACAAGGCCAGTGGATAAGCTGGTAGTCTTTGATGATAACGACGAGCCGCAAGACATGCGCAGTGAGATGATTTACCAGTACTTTTTTCAGATGTTAGATGCTAAAGGTATTGCTTGGGAGTGGCAATACGCTGACAAAAAAGGTCAGCACCACATTCACCAACGAGCCAATTTGATGGGTTACGATTGGGTGTGGCGCGTTGATGATGACGCGATTCCAGAGCCCAACGTGCTAGAACAGTTATATTATTATGCTAACGGAGTTGACAATAACGTTGGTGCAGTAGGTGGCTCGGTGTTAACTCCACCGTACATGCCGGACGTGTCAAAAGTAACTGGGTTGATTGACAACATTAATGACGAGCCTAACGTCCAGTGGGGCAAGATTGAAAGGGTAAAGCAAGTTGAACATTTACACTGCACTTTTTTATATCGCGCTGGCGTGTACGATTTTAATCTTGGTCTTTCACGGGTAGCGCATCGAGAAGAGACATTGTTTACCTACGGGTTAAAACAAAAAGGTTACGAGATTTTAGTAGTACCAAACGCAATAACGTGGCACATGAAGAACCCCGAAGGTGGGATTCGCACCGAGACAAAAGAAGAAATGTTTCATCACGACGAGCAAATTTTTAAAAATATGCTTGCGTACCGGGATAAGACCATTGTGGTCCTTAATTGTGGTCTTGGCGATCATCTTGTGTTTAGTCATGTGCTTCCTAGTATACCTAACGCTGAAGTGTTTACATGCTATCCAGAGGTAGTGCCAGGTAAATCAATTGCAGAGGCACAGCACCTATTTGGTGACATAGATTACTGGAACGTCTATAAAAAGATGGACCAATGGAAGTGGAAAGATAGCCTAGAGAACGCTTACAGAAAGCTCTATCTATGATTATTATTTCACCATACTCCAAGGCATTGCTTAGTGGAAAGCAAAATCCAAAAAATTATCCGTACTGGAAAGAGTTGATCGCAATGATTGACGAACCTATCGTTCAAGTCGGAATAGAAAGCGAAGCGCAGTTAGTTTCTGACTTTAGAAAGAATTTACCTATTACAGAATTGCGTAAGCTAATTCAAGAGTGTCGTACCTGGATCTCATGTGATAGCTTTTTTCAGCACCTGGGTTGGGACGAAGGCAAAAAAGGAATTGTGTTGTGGGGAGTATCTGATCCGTTAATATATGGACACCCAGAAAACATTAACCTATTAGCAGACAGAAAACATTTAGCAGAAAACCAATTTCTCTGGTGGGAGTTTGTAGAACATCAGAACGAACGATTTGTCAAACCCGAGATCGTTTTAGAACATCTTAAGGAATAAAAAATGGCCGCATCCGGTTTTACACCAATACAACTTTATTATAGCACTGTCTCTGGACACGCCCCCGTAGCGGGTGGTTTAGTAGACGGTGAATTGGCTATTAACACAGCCGAAGGAAAACTGTACTATAAAAATAGCTCTGGTGTAGTTACTCTATTAGCCGGTATTTCAGGCAACAGCGGTCTTAGTGGTCTTAGTGGCTACAGTGGATTTAGTGGCTACAGCGGCAGCGGCATTAGTGGCTACAGTGGTAGTGGTACATCTGGCTACAGCGGCTTTAGTGGTATCAGTGGATATAGTGGCGCAAATGGCGCCAGTGGTTCTTCTGGTATTAGTGGGTATTCTGGCGTAGGCACTAGCGGTTTCTCAGGTTTTAGTGGAGCTACCGGTGCTAGTGGCGTCAGTGGATTTAGTGGTGGTACTGGCGCTAGTGGTGCCAATGGGGCTAGTGGCTTTAGTGGTTTTAGTGGGGCTACTGGGGCTAGTGGTTTTTCTGGCTTTAGTGGGACCGGTGGTAGTGGATCAGCAGGCGCAAGCGGATACAGCGGTTTTAGTGGTGCCAATGGTGCTAGTGGTTTCTCTGGTTTTAGTGGTGCCACAGGACCAACAGCTTATCCGTCAACAGGAATTGCGGTATCTACAGGCTCCGCGTGGGGGACATCTTTAGCAGACCCATTACAAGTTAATCACGGCGGCACTGGATTAAGCGCAGTTACCGCTAATTATATTCCCTTTGGTAGCTCATCCACGGCGCTAAGCACAAGCTCGTTATTTAACTGGAGCACGTCTACTACACGTCACGGGGTTGGTATTGCTAGTCCTGTGGCAACGTTGCATGTCCGTGGTGGCAACTCAAACAACGCAATTGTTGACAATGACGGCTCTCAGTATACTACACTAGGCTGGTACAATAACGGCACAGAAAAAGCTCAGGGGTATTTTGATGCCACCAACATTTTGTTTGTATTTGGAACAGATACAACAGCACCATTGATCTTTAAAACAAACGGCACAGAAGGTATGCGCCTATCTAGCGGCGGTGGTGTATCCATTGGAACATCAACTGGCGCTGGTGCTAACAATTTGTTGGTTAACGGTACGATCACTGCAGCAACTCAATTTTCTGGACCTGGAACAGGACTAACTGGTACTGCTTCAAGTTTAACTGTCGGAGCAGTAAACGTAACTAGCTATGCTGGCAGTGGAAACTATAGTATTGTTTGGAATAATGGTACTCTTTTATATAGCACATCTGGTATTAGCATAACCCCAAATTTAGGGTATATAAATGCTACTCAGTTTAATGGTTCAGGTGCCGGACTAACTGGCACTGCTGCTAGTTTAACTGTTGGTGCTGCTACTAACGCTACTAACGCTACTAATTCCACTTACGCTTCTAATCCAGCGTCGGGTGGTTCATTTATTACATCAAGTAATATTGGTGGACAATCGGTAAATTATGCCAGTTCCGCTGGTAACGCTAATACAGTAACCAATGGTGTTTACAACGACGGCGGTACTTACAGCATTAACATTACTGGAAGCGCTGGTTATGCTAGTTCCGCTGGTTCTGTGCCAGCTACAGGCTGCGTATATAACAGTGGAACATACGAGCAATATATAGGCACTGGTATTGCGTCTGGCACAATATATTTAGGCACAATGATGCCAAGCTATGATGTTCCGGGTGATTATTTTCAAACTGGAATGAGAACGGTTCCAACTTTTACTTGCTGTTTTTGGAACACAGATTATTATGTGCATTCGCATTCTGCAAGAACTTACTAAGGATAATGATGTCTTTTTTTATACATAAACAAGCCGTAGCCGCAGTTCAATTTTTATACCCAGAACTACAAAACACTACTGATTATATTTTTCTTATGGAGATTGATAAAACACAACCTATGACTAATCATGGATGTGTGCCGTTAGCAGATTGTTTTGTTGCCGAATGGAAAACTACTGCGCACCCAAAACCCACAATTGAATACCTTAAACAAGTATACGAAGATAATAAGTTAGATATAAATGCTATGGCAAAACCAGCCCCAGCGGAAGCTCAACCAACAACAACTGGAACTCAGTCGGCGTGAATCCCATAAATATTCCACCAAAACATGATTTTACATATGACGGGGCGCAATTAAAAGTTTTTCATGCTAATAAAGGTGAAGGGCTGCCAAAGCATAACCACTCATATTCACATGCGACTATGTGTAACGCTGGATCTTGTTTAGTAAGTCTTAAAGGGCGCAGTTATACAATCAATAAAGATAGTAAGCCTTTAAATTTGCCAGCGGGTGAATGGCATGAAATAGAAGCCTTGGAAGACAATACAGTATTTGTAAATGTTTTCTCAGAAAATAAATATTAACTTAATAACACAAAAATATAAAATGGACTTACAAACCCTTATTAACACAGTACTTCCATTAATTTGTGTGGCTATAGGCTGGTTTTGCAAAGAGTTGTGGACTGCCGTTCAAGAGCTTAAAAACGACCTAACAGATATTCGTACCCACTTAGCAGATAATTACGTCCGAAAAGATGACTTTGCTCACCGTTGGGAAGAGGTTCTTAAAGCTGTTCACCGCATTGAAGATAAACTTGATATTCTTCGTAATGAAAAATGAAAGAAATCTTAACACAGCTGCTAACAGGTAAAGATAATAAAACCTATGACATCGGTCGCGTTACTTGGCTACTTGGTACCATCACTGTTATTATTCTGGCTGCTTACGAAGTGTCCACGGCGCAAATTAGTCTTAGAGAATTGGCGGAAGCGCTTGGTATTGTTTCTGCAGCGGGTGGTGCATCGACCATGATGAAAAAAGATACTGAGCCACAATAATGTTTCCATTACCCTGGATTATCTATGTCAAAATTGGATTGGTTGCTGTACTGTTACTTGGGTCTGGCTATCTGGGCTATGCTTTGGAATCTGCACGATTTGATCGCTACAAGGCGAACCAGATTGCCCAAACACAAAAAATCCAAGAAGAACACCAAGCAGCCGCCGACCAAATAAGGAAAGAAAAAGATGTTCAAATTGCTGCTATTAATAACAGTCTCGCTGACGCTCTTATCAAGCTGCGTGAGCGTCCCAGTCGCACCCAAAGACCCGGCAATGGACAAGGTGGAACTGGGCTGTCCCTTTCTGCCGAAGATGCAACTTTTCTTGACCGGGAAGCTGCCAGAGCAGACATCTTGCGCACAGCCCTAGGCGCCTGCTATAAACAATACGACGCGTTAACACAATAAACCCCAATTTGCGTATTAGTACGTAGAGTAAGGAGAATGAATGAAAAAGCTAGTAGCTGTAGTACTGTGGTGCATCGGAATATTTGCAATAATCCACCTAACAAACCAATTTACCCATATTGAAGAAAACGTTATGGCCATAGCAGAATCCACACTATCCTTTATCACCAATGAGGAAGGCTTTCGTAATAAGGCCTACAAGGACTCTAAGGGACTATTGACGATTGGTGTAGGGCACCTTATTAAGGCATCCGAGCAACACCTAGTTAGTGCGACACTGTCTGACCAAGAAGTCAAAGAGCTCCTTAGAAGCGATTTAAAGTGGTGTAGCGAGGCCGTTGAGAGCTCGGTGAAGGTACCCCTTACCCAGAAGCAATACGACGCCCTGTACAGCCTGTGCTTCAATATTGGCGAGACCGCTTTCCGTAAGTCTACTGTAGTTCGTAAACTGAATGAAAATGACCTAAAGGGCGCGGCTGATGCCATAGAGATGTGGAACAAGCCAGCCGTATTAATACCTCGCCGTAAGCGCGAGAAGGCATTGTTTTTAGCTGATTTATAGGGCATTTTTGCTTTATTTAGCGTATTAGTAATAATAAGGGCTGATCACCCAGTAACCCATTTAACCTCGAGGAAACACCATGGAAGGCTTCAAAAAATTACCTAAACAAATTGCTTGTTTTAAAGAAGGCGGATCTGTACAAAAAGAAGTACATAACTTTACCAAGCGTGACCGTAAAAACGTAGAGCCAGGTGATCTTGCACAGGATAAAAAACTCATTAAAAAGGCTTTTAAACAGCACGACGCGGCAGAGCATGACAAAGAGCCAACCGAGATCAAACTTAAAAAGGGTGGACGTGCTAAAAAAGAAGTTGGCACAGTTAAAAAGTACAAGACCGGTGGAGCAGTAACTAACGTATACGAAGCCAAGAAAAAATCTGGCGACTTAGAGGCTATTAAAGCCGTAAAAGATATTAAGCCTGGCAAGGCAGCAGCTCCTTCCAAAGCAGTTGTAGTGTCTAAGAACACACCTGTTAAGTTTTGTGGTGGAAAGTCTGTAAAGAAAATGGCTGAAGGTGGTTCATTATCTGATAAAGATATGGATCTTCTTAACAGGTCTCCAAAATCACTTAACAAACCAGGCGATTTAGTTGAAAGATCTTCAAGATTGCCAAAGGGCGTCACCCCTGAAATGTTTGAAAATTATACTAAACCAATTAATCGAAATCCTCCTGACTATAGAGACTGGCAGCAAGGTGGTCCAAATCCTAAACGTTCCGGGCCAATTAAACCAATGCAAGGCCCAACTGGTGAATTACAATTTTTAAAAAAAGGTGGCAAAGTAAAGAAAATGGCTGAGGGCGGTGCAACATTTGAAAATAATCCAGAGGCAGCCCAAGCAGCGTTAGACACACAAGATAATGTTGCAACACGCAACATGATTATGAACCCAGCTCGCAGAGCTAAAAAATATTTGATGGACAAACTTAGTGGCCTTAGCCCAATGAACGCTGCGGTTAGCAACGTTGGCGCCCCACCTGTTCCAGCACCAGCAGCCGCGCCACAAGGTATGCCACCAGCAGCCCCTCCAATGAAAAAAGGTGGAAAGGCAAAGAAAAAATAATGCCTTACGAATCTAAAGCTCAAAAGGGCGCAATGTACGCAGCCGCCGCTGGCAAGTCAACCCTCGGAATCCCTAAAAAGGTTGGCAAGGAATTTGTCAAGGCTGGCCCAGCGTCAAACAAACTACCAAACAAAGTAACTAAAAGGGCCGCAGGCCGGGGGCGCTAAATGGCGTATAGCAATACAACTGGCAACACAAAGATTAATGTTGACCAGCTAATTTCATACGCGTTTCGTGACGCTGGTAAGACAGCAGAAGAGATGACGCCTGAATATGTCAACGCTGGCAGGCAGGCCCTTTTTTACAATTTACAAAATCTTTCTAATCTTGGTGTAAACCTCTGGTTGTTGGAAAACAAATTGGTTGGTATGTTAGAGGCCCAGCAGTACATTACACTTCCGGCAACTACCATTGACGTGCGCGAGGCTAACTGGGTATACGTTGTTAACTCAGAGGCATCTGAGTATCTTCCTGTTTTAAATCCAGACTCCCCCGCAGCATTTGCTCAAAACTTAGACATTGTATCTACATCAACAGCGTTAGAAAACTGGTTTGGTTTATCATACCAAAACGGCCAAAGCGTATACTACGTCGGCTTTAACGGCTACGCCGCCCCTGGAACTACACAAACCTACAACTTCGCGTATGAGACCAGCGAAGACGGTATCACTTGGACCACAGTACTACAAATCCCAGAGACCACTTTATCAGACAGAGAGTGGGCATACTTCCCCATCTCCATCACCCCAGTTCACGTATTCTATCGTCTGCGTGAGACTGTCAGAACCACCTTCTCAGTACGTCAAATCGTTTTTTCAACCAGCCAGCAAGTTATTCCTTTGGCTCGCTTGAACAGAGATGACTACTGGAACCTACCAAACAAACAGTTCCCATCAGCCCGTGCGTTACAGTACTGGTACGATCGTCAAATTGAGCCAAAGATGTACATGTGGCCAGTGCCAAACAACAACTTTCAAATGTTCCAGCTTGTTATTGAAAAACAAATGCAAGACGTTGGTTCGTTAACCAATGAACTATATATTCCAGATCGTTGGATTAACTCTGTTCAGGCATCACTATCACATCGTCTGTCTATGCAGATTCCTAACGTTGACGTAAATAAAATTACTTATCTTGAAGCGCAAGCTGATAAGTTGTTTATGCAGGCCAACAACGAAGAGCGCGACAAGTCGCCTATCTACTTCCAACCTAACATAAGCTATTACACACGATGACCAGCGCATACCAGATGACGTACGATAATCTCGTACAAGATGTAATAAACTACATGGAGCGTAACGACGCTCAGTTTGTTGCTCAGATCCCTAGTCTCATTGGATTGGCTGAGTCTGCTATTGCCGCTGAGTTAAAGACCTACTTACAAATGACTGTAGTTGAAACTACACTACTAGAAAACCAAGTGATTCTTGCTAAGCCAGCACGCTGGAGAAAAACAATATCGTTAAAGACTAATGGCAAACCAATGCTGATGCGTTCACAGGACTATATTGCACAGTATCAATCTGAGTCAGATCCTGGCGTGCCTTTGTACTACGCAGAGTATGATTACAACAATTGGGCATTTGCCCCAGCACCAGATGCGAACTATCCTGTAGAAATTATATACTACAGTGAAATACAACCATTAGATTCATCCAATCAACAAAATCTGTTTACTAGAGAAGCCCCACAAGCGATGTTATTTGGTACATTGCTACAAGCTCAGGGATACTTAAAAGCATTAGATAAGTTACCTATCTGGAAGGGCTACTACACAGACTGCTTAGCCGCGCTGAAAAAAGAAGATAACACACGCCGCGTAGACAGAAACGTTACCGTTCAGGAGCCTTAATATATGACTTTTACTTCCCCATTTACTGGTAACGTTGTTCAACCAACGGACGTATCTTACTATGCTCTTTCATTTAGCACCGATACTCAGCTCTACTGGCCTGCTGTTGTTAATCCTACACAAGTACCTTCTGCCCGCATTATGGATTGTGTTGCCTCTACTACTGGTCTGTCTATTTTGTTACCTGACGCCACACAGGGTTCAGTTGGTGAAGACATTTTGTTTCGCAATTTGGGCATCAATACTTTCATTGTTAAAGACGCAGCAGGTGGAGAATCTATTAGTATTGCCGCGGGTAAAGCTCGCTATGTTTACCTTACTAATAATAGTTCTGTTGGTGGTGTTTGGGATAGTATAGAGTTTGGTGCTGGCACATCATACGCTGATGCAGCAGCCCTTCAAGGCGCTGGCTTAACCACCATATCTGGTAAATTAGCAACCACACAAAACATTGTAAACGTCACAACAAGTCCAACAATTAATGATGCCAGTCGTTCGGCTACATTTGTTTGGGGTAGTGGCGCCGGAACCTTTACGTTACCTTTAGTTGCTTCTTTATCTACTGGCTGGTACATTGGATTTAGAAACGCCGGTACCGGTGCTTTAATTATATCAGCACAATCTCCTAGCTTAATTAATGGTCAAAGTTCTATTACCGCAAATCCAGGTGATTCTGGTTTTATTATATATGACAATAACACCAGTAACTTCATTACTGTTGGGCTTGCAGCACCAGCAAATATTACCTTTACATCAGCAACGTATGACGTAGACTCTATCCCTGGATCTACATTTAGTTTAGTTACCTTTGCACCAATTATTCAAACCTATATTGCGCAAAGTGGTAGTCGCTCTACAACATTAACTATTACGTTACCAGCCACTACTCAGCTTTATATTTTTAATAACAATACTGGGCATAGTGACTACAATATTCAATTCCAAATTCAAGGAAGTTCACAGCCACCTTTAGTGGTTGGTACTGGTAATATTGCCACGGTTTTAAGTGATAGTCAAAATCTTTTTTTACTGACATCAACGTCTGCTAATATTTTTTATGCGGTTGATGGTATTGCTACAGCGCCATCGTATTCATTTCTAACAGATTCAACTACCGGCATGTACTTACCAGGGGCTAACATTCTTGGTTTTGCAGCAAATGGTATTGAGGTTGCATATATTGACAACACAAACACCTTGTTGCCAAAATTTAAAATTAATGCAACATTAACAGCAAACTTGATTAGTGGTGGAACGTTCTAATGGCAGCTGATAATCAGCAGCAGGACATGTCGCAGTACACACGTATTTATTCTTTAGCAATACCCGCAGGAATAAAACGTGATGGCACGATATTTCAAGCTGACCAGTATACAGACGGCGTATGGTGTCGTTTTCAACGTGGTGACCCTAAGAAAATAGGTGGTTTTGCTACGTTGTTTACTAGCTTTAATGGCATTTATCGTGGCCTAGTTAACATTCCTTATAATGGTGTTAACTATGTTTTTGCTGGTACAGCAAATAATTTAGATGTATTTACCACCGGAACCACATACGGCTCTGGTAGCGGACCTTACGTTGCTAACATGTTACCTGGAATTGTTCAGGCTACTGTTACGGCCAATACTACAACACAGATTACCATCCCTGGTGACGGATCTACAGTTTTTGCTGCAGGTAAGAAGATTATTTTTACTAACTCTAGTACAGCAACAGAGTATACAGTTAGCTCAGCAACCTATACCGGCGGTACTACAAACCACACAGTTATTGTGTTTACTCCTGCTGCTCCTGCAGGGACAATTACACAGGCCTGGTTAAAAGGTACTTCGTTTAAGGCAGACACCAGAAATAACTGGCAGTATGATGCTCAATTTAGTCCTGCTGGCGGAACATTAAATTTATTAGCACATCCAGGTTTAAATTTACAAAATATTGACAGCGGTGTTTCATCACAAGTATTAGTTGGTAATGTTGCACCGGATCCAAACGATCAATTCTTTTTTACAGGATTATCTGACAGCGCTGGTCAAAACCCAACATACCAACCTATTTCAGTAGACGGTGGTGTCTGTGTATTATATCCATTTATATTTGTGTATGGCTCACACGGGTACATTGCCAACAACAACGTCAGTAATATTTACGCTGAACAAACACTATACGATTGGAATGGTCCATTAGCAAACCAAGTTAACGTATCATCATCTAAGATCGTTAAAGGTATACCAATGCGCGGAGGCACTAACGCGCCGTCAGGATTATTTTGGTCTACCGATAGTTTAATTCGTGTGTCATTTAACTCACAGGCAACACAAATATATTGGTCTTACGATATTATTTCCAGCCAAATTTCTATCATGTCGTCAAATGCCGTGGTCGAGATGGATGGTATATATTTCTGGATGGGTGTTGATAGGTTTTATCAATACGGCGGTGCCGTTGCTGTTTTACCAAATGACAAGAATGTAAACTGGTTATTTGACAATATTAATTATACAGAACGTCAAAAAGTTTGGGCAACTAAGGTTCCAAGGTATAACGAGATTTGGTTCTTTTATCCTAGAGGCACGGCAACAGAGTGTACCGATGCTATTATTTACAACGTAAAAGATAAGCTGTGGTACGACGCCGGTCAAGCAATTGGTGCTCGTCGTTCTTGTGGTTATACTACTGAGTTGTTCCCAACGCCTATTTGGGCTGGTTGGGAATACAACACAGCGCTTAGTAACCCAGTTACTGTTATTGCAACACCGGGTGGTGCCCCATCCCCGACATCAAGTCAATTTTATATAGCCAATAACGTATCTGCAATTTTAAGCCCCGGCAGCTCTTTAGTATTTTCAACAGATTTAACAGATCCAAGAAAAGTTTACACCGTAACCTCCAGTATTTTTACTTTTGCTTATAACGCTACATTAGTAACCCTATCTGCACCGATTACAGTGTCCATACCTGCCGGTACATTAGTATTCCCTATTTCTGGTGGGTACACTATTTGGCAACATGAGCACGGATTAAACCAGGTGACGCCACAAAATGAATTGGCTATCTATTCAAGCGTTACTACCAGCGATATTAGTTGGCTAACAGGTAACCCAAGCGAAGACACTAAACTGGGTATTAACCGCCGTATGCATCTACGTCGTATTGAGCCTAACTTTTTACAATCTGGTACGATGTCTTTAACTATTTTGGGTCGTAAGTTTGCTGGTGGTCAGTACGAGGAGGACTCTGGTCCGTACTATTTTACTCAAGACACTGGTAAGATTGACCTACGTGTAGAGCACCGTTTGATTCGTTTAAAGTTTGAGTCTAATGATATTGACGGCAACTATGAAATGGGCCGTAATTTGATTACTGCTGAATACGGCGATGAGCGCCCCTAAGACCGAAGTCTTCTTCCCGTTTTCACCAGACTACATGAGCTGGGAAGACTGGAATGGCAACTTTATTATTTACTACGGTCAAGAACCAATTGGTATGAGTTCAGAGGACGACTGGAAAACCATTGCATCACAAATAACACAGCTTCAAACTTTTTCAGCATACCCAATATCTGACCCAAAAAACTATGAAAATTGGCAGGATTGGGCTAAAGATTTATCATTAGCAATCAATGGCCCAAGTCGTTGATTTGGGGCACAAAATTCAATTTCTGCGTATTAGTATAAATAGACTATGATCCTACTTAAATTTTCAACAACACACAAAATGTCAGCAACTAAACTTGCTGACATTTATGCTATTGGAGGAAATTTATAATGCCATGGCAATATGATAGTGACGGAATGTATTGGGTTAATCCGCTTGTAATACCGGGCTTAGATGACTATCGTAATTCATTAGCTCAAAAAGCAAGCGCAAATGGATGGACTCCTGATGTTGAAAATTCTTTTGATGGAACAAATCAAAGACCATATAATGCAGTTTTAAATGGACCAATTGGTGCTCCTGTAGATAGAAATCGATTTAACGATTTTATGAACGCACATCAAATTAGTTCAGATGAATTTGATGAAAGATATTCAAATTATCTTAATCAATTTGAAGGGCTTTATGACCAGCAACAACAGTATCAAGCGGATCCACAAGGATATGCTAATCAAAAAGCTCAAGATTTATCAGATGCAATATTTAATTCATTTATAAGCAATGGTCATGGATTTGGTGGTCAATCTACCCATGAACCAGAAAATAGAGCCGAGCTTGAAGCTATGAAACAAGCGGCTCCTGCCGCCTATTATAATGCATCACTAGGTCTTTATTTAAAACAGGCAGGATGGGATGCAGGTCAAAATAAAACTAATGATGATACAAATGCTAAGATTCAAAGTTTAGCACAAGAAGCTGGAAAAGCTGGGGTTCTTAATCAAGACCAGTTTCAAAGTTTAGTTGCTAATAATTTTACAAATACGGCACAGTGGCATGCTCAAAACATATCTGCTAGAGCCGGCGATGGCGCTTTCTTTCAAGGCATAGAAAAGGTACTTCCTGCTTTTGCTGCAATGATTACTGCTGGTGCTTTAGCTCCTGCCGCTGCCGCTGTTGAGGCTGGCAGTGCTGCTGCTGAAGCTGCTGCTACTGCTGGTAGCGTTGCTCCTGAAATTGCTGGAGGTAGTTTTTATACTGGTGCTGGTACTTTTGGCGGCGAAGCACTTGGAACTCTTGCACCAGAGGCTATTGGCGGTCTTGAAACTATTGCACCGGAAGTTGTTGCACCAGAGGTTGCTGCACCTTCAGCTGTTGCACCAGAGGTTGCTGCTCCTACTACAGCCCCTGTTGTTGGTGCAGGTACTAACGCACCATTGATGGGGCCAACTTATGGTGAATTGGGGGTTACTGGTTTACCCGAAGGTGCTGTGGGTCCAACCTATGGAGAAATGGGTTACACAGGTTTAAATCAAGCAGAAGCAATTGCAAACGCTAATAGTATGACCGGCAGTGCGGCACTAGACAAAACCATCACTGCTGTCGGTAAGGGCGCGTTAACAGGCAGCGCTCTTAGTGGTACAAAAGCCGCAATAACAGGTCAAGATGTATTGCAGGCTGCATTAAAAGGCGCAATACAAGGTGGATTAACCGCTGGCGCAGTAGACGCAATATCTTCATCTTTAGTATCGTCCGGGTTTGTAGATAGTGCAAACGTGGCAAGGTCAATTGCAACAAGCCTTGTTGCCGCTAGTAAATCTATTGCCGCAGGTCAAGACCCAACCGCAGTCTTAGAAAATGCTGTACTAGGTGGTGGCCTTTCCTATGTTGGTGGACAGGTTAATACCGCATTAAACAGCGCAGGAATACCATCACCTATAGCTAATTTATTAGTTGGTGCCGGAACAGGCGGCGCTGCCTCTGCTATTAAAGGCGGAGATATTACTTCTGGAATAGAGAGCGGTGCTATTGGAGCTGCCTTAGGTAACCTGACAGCTCCTTCTGCACCGTCAACACCGGCGCCTGTAACAGATAATAGTACTCCTTGGACACCATCAACATCTGACGGTGGCTTAAGTAGCCTAACGGCTCCTTCTGCATTAGCAGAACCCGCAGGCCCGTTAACTACAGTACCGGAGGCTAATCAAGCTGCGTATTTAGCCGCCGTTGCAACAGGTAACCCAGATTTAGTTCAGGCTGTTAAAGACGGCAACGCAGCAGTGATTAGTTCATTGGCTAATAATGACATTAATGGTGCAACAAATGCGCTTGCTGGTGGTTTGCCAGCACCGACAACATCTACAAATACTAATAATAATACAATTTCTGCAATAGATCCTGAAGCACAATCTAAAAATCTTGCCGAATATATGATGAGTGGTAAAAATTTACAAAGTCAGCTTGATAATGGGTTAATATCTAAAGATGATTTTTTAAACAAAACCGACGCGTTAGATGTTAAATATGCTAATTTAATTCCTGCTGATCAAAAAGATGCTTGGGTAACTGTACAGCAAACTGATCCAGTAACTGGCCAACCAGTAGTTGATCCAAAAATTGCTACTATTTTAAACATTGGCGGTAATACCCTTAGCGACAAAGGTCAACAATTAGTAACGCAAGAAAACACTGGATTAATAAACACAGGAACTACTCCTACAACTGGTGGAAGTTTTTCTAATCAAATTGGTGATACATTTCAACTTATATCTGGGGGTGCCTATAATTTACAACCGGATTATATTTCTAAAGATGGTACTGCATATAGTTTAATAAACGTAAATGGTGTATATAATTTAAAATCTAAAGATGGTGATACGTTAACAATTCAATTAAATCCAGATAAAACAACTGCAACAATTGTATCGCCAGACAAAGCACAAGTTGTTCCGCCAACAGATAAAACAACACCAGTAACACCGCCACCAGTTAAAACAGTTGCAGGACCTGCAGGTGGTGGTGGTGAGTCTGGAACATCTACCACTAAGACCGCATCTGGTGGAGACGCTGGTGCCTCTGGAACATCTAGTGCGCTTGATGTTTTACAAGCCACTACTAATGTTCCAGCAAAAGGTGGAGATGTTGGTTCTGTTACAACACCAACTTCTGGTGGAACACCTACAGCAGGTGGAACACCTACAGCGGGTGGAACACCTACAGCGGGTGGAACACCTACAGCGGGTGGAACACCTACAGCAGGCGGGTCAATTCCAACAACTGGCGGTTTAGTTTCAACAAATGGAACATCTACTTCTGGTAGTAATTTAGTAACTGGTACAACTGGTACAACTGGTACAACTGGTACAACTGGTACAACTGGTACAACTGGTACAACTGGTACAACTGGTACAACTGGTACAACTGGTACAACTGGTACAACTGGTACA